AAGGCTGAGAGCAAAAAACCATAAGGTAACATTAATAGAAAAACAACCTGAACTTGGGGGAAGAGCAAGAGTTTTCAAAAAAAATGGTTTTGTTTTTGATGCTGGACCAACAGTTATTACAGCTCCTTATTTAATTGATGAATTATTTAAAATGGCTTACGAGTGTAATAAAGATTATGGTATTGAGGGTAAATTAGGACTTGGTAATATGTGGGCTAATATCAACTCAACATATAGTTATAATAAAACTCATACACATCCTAATTCCATGTGGTCAGGTGTATATTATATCAAAGTGCCTAAAAATTCTGGTAAGTTATTTTTAGAAGATCCAAGACCAGGACCCAATACTCATATGCCTAGAAGAATGGATAATTTACCTGAAGCTTTATGGAGAGTTTGCGCCTATGATGGTATAGAGGGACGTTTAATTTTTTTCCCTTCATGGTTGCCTCATGGGGTTGATATTAATATGAACACAGAAAAAGGTGAAAAGAATTGGAGAGTATCTGTATCATTTAATTTTATACAAGTATGACCAAATTAATTTATACCAAGTTACCTATTGATCAGATTGAGTATATTGACAGGCCGGAGTTTCACAATAATGAAAGCCAATTTAAAAATAGTTTAACAGCTTCTATTAAAAAGCACGGCATTCTCGAACCTGTTTATGCTGAATATGGAAATGATTACGGGCCTAAGATTAAAGTAATTGTAGGCAATAATAGAATGGCTGTTGCTAAAGCATTAGGGATTAAAGAAATTCCTATTATTGTTAACATCTATACTCCGGAGACATTTGATTTAGAGGGAAGAGAACTAAAGACAGATGATGAGATTAGATCTTTATTTAAACTAAAAGATCAATTACAAATAAGAAGAGATAAAGAAGGTCGTATCGATCAAATTATGCCTCCTTATTATCCTGAGGTAGAAAATGAATACATTTAAAAAAAATAAATACCAAGTTATTAGAGGTGCTATTTCTAAAGAAGTGGCTGAGATTGGTTATAGATATTTACAAATTTCTGCAGAGGCAGATCACTGGATGCTACAAAACAGTGCTACTCATGAAAAAAATCCTTTAATAGGAAACTTTAAAGATACTCAAGTTCCAAATTCTTATGCTAAATATGCCGATCGTTTTATGGAAACTTTATTAATTAAAACGATTAACGTTATGCAAAAGAAAACAGGGCTTAAATTAGTGCCTACTTATTCTTATACAAGATTATATAGAACAGGTAATATTTTACAAAGACACAAAGATAGACCTAGTTGTGAAATATCAACTACACTTAATTTAGGCGGAGATGAATGGCCTATATTTATAGACCCTACAGGATCTGATAATGTTATAGATGAGTATAAAGGCATTCATAAACCTGACGCTCCTAGAGGTGTTAAAATTGTTTTAAAACCAGGAGATATGATTATCTATTCTGGATGTGATTTAGAGCATTGGAGAGAGCCTTTTGAAGGCAAACTCTGTGGTCAAGTATTTCTACACTATAACCATGCAGATGGAAGGTTTGCAAAGACCAATTTGTATGATAAAAGACCTATACTCGGCATACCTAAACTAGGTTGAACTCGCCGCAAATATAGTATATTTTCATTACAAGGATTTTTGTATGCTTCAAAAGATAGGATTTTTGCCTGGATTTAATAAACAAGTTACCCCTACAACCGCTGAAGGACAATGGGTTGGAGGAGATAATGTACGTTTCAGGTATTCAACACCAGAGAAAATAGGAGGCTGGGCTCAACTAGGAGAAGAATATTTAACCGGAGCAGCCCGAGCTCTTCACCATTTTGTAAATAGTAACCAAGTTAAGTATTCCGCTATCGGAACTAACAGAATTTTATATGTATATTCTGGTGGTGTGTTTTATGACATTCACCCTTTAGTTAATCCATCAGGTACAGCTTTATCTAATTGTTTTAGTACAACTAATGGAGATGCAGAAGTAACCATTACTTTCGGATCCGATCACAGTTTTTCAAAAGGAGACATTATTCTTTTTGGTGGAACTTCAACTTTTAGTTCTATTACGGGTTCTAACTTTGGAGCTTCTGATTTTTGTGATAAAAAGTTTATGGTTACCAGTGTTCCTACAGGATCAACTATTACGATTACAATGCCTAGTAATGAAACTGGTTCAGGAGCCACGACTTCTGGAGGCATAACTTATTTTCAATATTATTCAGTCGGACCCGCTAAACAATTAGGTGGAGACGGTTGGAGCATTGGCCAATGGGGTGGTACTGTGGCTGGTGAATATACTACTACTTTAAATGGAGCCATTAATGCTTCTACAACTACTATTGTATTAACAGACGCTTCTTTGTTCCCAGACTCAGGAACTTCATATGTGCAAATTGGAACAGAAGAAATCTCTTATACAGGAATTAGTGGTAATACTTTAACCGGTGTCACAAGAGGAGTTAGAAATACAACCGCGGCTTCGCACTCAGACGGCGATACCGTTACCAACTCATCTGACTATGTTGGATGGGGAAACCCGGCTTCTGGAGACTACGTAATTAAGCCCGGAACATGGACCTTGGATAACTATGGAACTAAACTTATAGCTTTAATTACGGACGGTAAATGTTTTGAATGGGATTCAGATGCAGCAAACGCAACAACTACAAGAGCAACAGTTATTTCAGGAGCTCCTACCGCTTCTAGAGATGTGTTAGTATCTACACCCGACAGACACTTAGTATTTTTTGGAACAGAAACCACTATAGGTACAGCAAGTACTCAAGATAATATGTTTATTCGTTTCTCTTCTCAGGAGGATATTAATACCTATGCTCCTACAGCAACTAATACGGCTGGTACACAAAGACTAGCTGATGGATCTGAAATTAGAGGAGCTAAAAGAGGTAGAGATGCAATCTATATTTGGACTGATACTGCGATGTTTACGATGCGTTTTGTGGGTCAACCTTTTACATTCTCATTTGATCAAGTTGGAACTAACTGTGGATTAATTGGTAAGAATGCATGTCTAGAAGTAGATGGTGCAGCTTATTGGATGTCTGACAATGGTTTCTTTAGGTATACAGGTAAACTAGAATCCATGGACTGTTTAGTTGAAGACTATGTTTACGATGATCTTAACACTACAGCTAATCAATTAATTGCTGCCGGTTTAAATAATCTATTTGGAGAAGTTGTTTGGTTCTACTGTACAGAAAACTCTACCGTTGTTAATAGAATGGTTTGTTATAACTATATTGATTCCTCTGCTCAAAGAGGAATATGGACTACGGGAAGTTTAGCAAGAACTACGTGGCAAGACTCAGCTGTGTTTGGTAGACCTCATGCAACTAAATACAATGACTCTGGAACACAAGCTTCAACTGAAGGAACTTTTGTAGGTGGAAATACGGATGGCATTACAACATACTTTGAACATGAAACAGGAGTTAACGAAGTAGCCGGTGGAACTGCTACGGCTATAACTTCAAACATTGAATCTGGAGATTTTGATATTACACAAACTGAAAGAGAGGGTGTAACCTTTAGAGGAGATGGTGAAGTGTTTATGTCTATTAGAAGATTTATACCTGACTTTTTATCTCAAACAGGTAATACTAAAATTACATTAAACCTTAGAGATTATCCTAATGCTTCTCAAGTAAGTTCATCGTTAGGACCTTTTACTATTACATCAAGCACAACTAAAGTTGATACTCGAGCTAGAGCAAGATCAGTGGCTCTTAAAGTAGAGAATGACGGTTTAAATCAAGATTGGAAACTTGGTACTTTTAGGTTAGATGTACAAGCAGGAGGCCGAAGATAATGTATTTTAGTGAGAAAAGAAAACAAGGACTAGGTAGTTTAAGACCAGGTTACTTTCTTGGTGGAACTATCGGTAAGTTTTTATTAGGCAACGCTTTAAATTGGGGAATAAACAAAGGAATTGATTTTATAAATTACAGCAATTCTAGTACACTTTTTGGTGCAATTAAAACAAAAGAAGTTGACGTTTTAATCTCAAATTCAATTGATGATATGCAGCGTGTTGCATTAAATAATATGGTTAACAAAGGTAAGCTTAACTCAGGAGAAGGTGATCCAACTGAGATTGGATTTATTACCTTTAAGAGCAACACATTACCTTTAAAAAATAAAAGAATCAGGCAAGCTCTTTCTTACACAATTGATAGAGAACTAATTAGTCAGCAAGTAAGTTTTGGAACTAGAGAACCCTTAAGATCAATAGTCCCTCCTCAATTACACAAAAAAGAATTTTCGCCATGGCCTAAATATAATCCTAATATTGCAAGATCTTTATTAAAAAAAGAAGGCTACTGCGAAACAAATATTCTTTCTATTCCATTAACATTTAGATCTAATGTACCTGCTGATAAATTACTTGCTCTTACATGGAAAGATCAAATCAAAAGAGATTTGTCTGATTGTATAGAAATAACTTTAAATGGAATTGAATCAACCACAGTTTACAAACAACTTTCTGAAGGGGCTTTTGAGGCAGTTATATTAGATTGGACTGGAGCATATCCTGACCCAGAAGCATACTTAACTCCTTTATTAAGTTGTAATGAAATAAATAATAATTCTTGCCTTAAGGGTGAAGCTGTATTCAGTGGTAGTTTTTGGGGTGATAATAAAGTACAAGAACTATTGGAGAAAAGTGAAGAATTAGAGGGAGAAAGTAGATTAAAGAATTTAATAAAAGTTGAACAACTTGCAGCGAAAGGAAGTTCATACTTACCAGTTTGGCTAGTCAAACCTAAAGCTTGGTCTTTAAAAGATATAAGTCAACCAGAATTCTCAGGTAATGGATTAATCATTCTAAAAAACCTAAAAAGAGACTAATTTTGTCAACCAAAAAAGAACTTTTCAAATATATCTTTTCAAGATTGGCTCTTTTGCCAATTATGCTTTGGATAATTTCAAGCTAAGTTTTTATATTATTGAGGACCGCACCGGGTGACCCTGTAGATGCAATTTTAGGAACTCGTGCTAATGAATTTGCAAGAGAGAGTCTAAGAACGAAGCTTGGATTAGATAAACCTTTAATAAATCAATACCTTGAATATTTAAATAATCTTATACATGGAGACTTAGGTAATTCTCTCAATACACAAGAACCTGTAAAAGTAATTATTTCTAAAGCTCTTCCTGCAAGTATAGAATTAGCAATATTTGCAATATTAATAGCATCATTAGTTGGTTATTTAATTGGTTTTTTAGGAGCAATTAAACCAGAAACCCGAATAGATTTTCTTGGAAGAATTTTTGGTATTGGCACCTATGCCCTCCCTCCTTTTTGGGCTGCTATGTTAATTCAAATCATTTTCGCCGTATTACTAGGGTGGTTACCCATTGGTGGAAGATTACCCCCTGGAGTGAGTGGCCCTCCCTCAATTACTGGTTTTTTAATTTTAGATAGCATTTTAGACAAAAACTTAGGTATGATTTTCAACTCTTTTAAACATTTGATATTACCTTCCGTTACGCTAGGTATATTATTAAGTGGAATATTTAGTCGTTCCTTAAGATTAAATTTAGAAGAAATCTTTAAAAAAGATTATATTGAGGCCGCAAAAAGTAGAGGTATAAATGATTCTAGAATATTAATTAAGCATGCTTTACCAAATACACTACTCCCAATATTGACAATTACTGGATTAACAGTTTCTTCTTTAATTGGTGGAGCACTTTTAATTGAAATAACATTTTCATGGCCTGGAATTGCACTAGCCCTTCAAGAGGCAATAAACCAAAGAGATTATAATGTTGTACAAGGAATAGTTGTAATAATATCAAGTCTTGTTGTCATAATCAGTGTTGGAGTAGATATCGCTATTGCATACATTGATCCAAGAGTAAGCTATTGAACTTTAACAAGATTTTTAATTAAATTCCTATCCAAAATATGGAATTTAATCTCCCCTTTTATTAGATTAGTTTTCGAAGGAATTG